CGGCCAGAGCGAGGCGCCCCAGTAGGTCGTTCAGGGGCGACAGGATCGTCCGGGCCTTGGCCTGCTCGCGGGTCTCGGACAGCACGGCGTCGGCCTTGACCTCGGCGCCGCGCGCCAGGAAGCGCGCCCGCAGGTCGTCCAGCGCCCGCACCCGGTCGATGAAGAGGTAGTCCCCCGACCCGACGAGCGCCGCCTCCTTGACCATCGGGTCGAAGACCACCTGCTTGATGCCGAGCACCTCCATGACGAAGCTGTCCGTCACCATGTCGTAGCCGGTGTAGAGGCCGGCCGAGGCGTTGATCGCGGCGGTGTGGCACATCTTGAAGGTCTGCCGCTGCATCTTCTCGTCTTCCCAGACGGCCGAGATGACCGGCTGCGCCACCTGGGCGACCTTCTTGAGCCCGAGCTTCTTGTTCTCCACCCGGATGATCGGGCGGTTGTCGGTCAGCTGCGCGACCATGCGGTCGATGAACGCCTGGATGAAGTTGGCCTCGAAGTACGGGTCGCGGTCGGCCGGCCCCCCCTCGCCCCGGTAGAGTCTGAGATCGCGTTCGAGGTCGACGTCCTTGACCCAGCGGTCGCGCGCCTTCTTGCCCTCGTCGTAGAGCGCGTCCAGCTCGTCGATGAGCTTGCGCTCCTCGGCCGAGTTTCGCCGGGTCTGGCCGAGAGCGTCCACGCGCTCCGTGAGCAGGCGCGCCACCGTCGGTTAGCCCTCCGGGGTTCCGGCCAGCATCGCCTGGCGGAGCGCCACGGTGTCGAGCAACGTCGGCGCGGGCGGCGGCGACGGCGTGGGCGCGGCCTGGGGCTGGCGCCCCCGTAACGGTGTCTGGGGTCGGCGCTGGTGGAGGTCCTCCAGGAACGCCTTGCGCCCGCAGCCGGGGCCGTCCTCGGGATCGGGGCAATACTTCTGCCCGCGGCGGACGGCCTGGAACGCGCCCCCGCAGTAGAGGCATGTCCCGGTCGCTCCGGCGGCGACCTGGCCCGGCGAGGCGGCCGGCGGCGCCGCGATCTCGTCCAGCACGGTCTCGCTGGCCATCACGGCGGTCTCGCCGCGCTCGTGCGCTAGGTGGATGTAGGACATCAGGTACTGCCAGGGCCGCGCCCCGTTGTCCAGACACAGCTCGCGGATCAGGTCGGCCTGGTCCTGCGGGAGATGACGCAGGAACAGGCTGGCGGCGTCGTCGAGGCTCGGTGGCGACGGCGCCCCGGCCGTCGTCGAGCCGCCCTCCGGCCTCGGTTCCAGCGCCTCCATGACCAGCAGCGCAGCCGCCTCGGCCATCGCCACATGGCGCCCGTCCGCCACCACCCGGAGACGATCCTTGGTCTGCTCGCTGAAGTAGGACCAGATCTTATCGGCCATCATGCCTCTCCTGTCTCTGCCGTAGTGAGACCAAGGCCCATAGCGTACTGGCGCAGCGACTCCGTGCAGCCGTCGATCCAGTCCTGCGCCGAGGCCAGGAAACACCCAGGCTGCTGGCACTCATCGTGGTGCCGCTGGACGTGACACAGTGGGCATCCAACGGGGCTCACCCCATTGTCAAGCGCTCGCCCAGAGATCATTGCCCACGCTCGGAGTAAGGGGTCGAATCCCTCACGATCATGGGCGTTACCGAGGCGCAGTTCGTCCGCGACATGCGCCGCTGCGGCCGCTCCGCCCCGCGACACAAGATGTCCGAGCCCACGCGCCTCGACGGTCGCACGGAGTGCGTCCCAATGCGGCTGGCACCATTTCTGGATCTCCATCGTCACGCTCTCCATGGCCCCAACGCTAGCATGTCGTGGTCGTGTTCGTCACGTAGGTCCGCGTCCACGTCGTGGACCGCCCAGGACGCCGCAGCCTCCGGCTCGGCCCCTGGCGCCAGCTCCTCGACGTCCCACCGTTCGTCCCGGGCGGCGATCAGGGCCAGCATCCAGCCGGTCAGACTGTCGTCGGTGCCCCCCGGCGCCGGCCCCCACTCGTCCAGCCCCACGTTCAAGTAGTCCCGCATCTCGTCGTGGAGCACCTGGGAGTGGATCACGACCTGGCCCTGCTGGGCGAGCGTCACGGCGTTGCTCACCAGCCGGGCCTTGTCGCGCTGCGTGAACAGGAAGCCGAGGCGGCTGGACACGCGCTCCTTGGCGTCGTCCGGCCGGCGCCAGCGCCAGATGTTCGGGTACGAGCGCCGCTGCAACTCGCTCATCAGCGCCAGGCCCCAGCCCCCCGTGATGTCCGGGTTCAACTGCGCGGTGTTGTAGTTGTGCCCGAGCCAGTACACGAGATCGAAGAACTCCCGCCCAGCAGGGTCCATGTGGACGCGGCACTCAGCCACCTGCTCGAGGCGGTCGCGGCGGACCACGCAGATGCCGGTCCAGTCCGCGTCCTTCGTCCGCCCCTGCGAGGGGTCCACGCCGATGTCGTAGTAGACGTCCGGCTGCGGCGGCTGCCAGACCTCCACCGGCCCGCCGAGCTCCGGCCGGAGACCCGTCGAGGTCGGCGTCATACGCTGGCCGGGACGGAGGCCCGCCTGGAGGCGTTCCAGGGTGGGCCAGTCGAAGGTGCGGAGCGTGCCGAGGGGGAGGACCCAGGACGACTCCCACGAGTTATGCACGGCGATGCCGTTCGCGCTGAACGTATGGGGCGGAGGGAGGACGAGATCGTACACCGCGCGGAGCCCAGAGGGGACCACCGACGTCACGATGTCATTGAGCACCACAGGCTGCCGACGCCGGCCGCGCCGAGTCGTCGGCGGAGGACTCGCCCACGACTTCCTCGCTCCGATAAATCCGATTGTGGCGTGGAACATCTCCGATTCTTCGGCTCGGAGTGCCAGGACATGCCCCGGGCCGTACTGCTCTTTCTGCTTCCACCGCTCGCGACGCGACGTGATCCCCCACCCGAGGAGCAGGAGCTGGATATCACGAAGGAAGTCTTCGTACTTAGAGAACAGAAGCACATTGCCAGAACGACGCACGCTGCCATCGCACTCGAAGAGTGCCCGGAGAAATTCGCGCACGACGTGCCGAGGACTCCGAAAGACCGCCTCGGGCACACACACCTTGCGCATCCAGCGACGCTCGGGCCCGCGTCGCTCTATGACACCGAGTTCGAGGAGTGGCCGAAAGAACTGGGCGCGAGAGGCCCGAAGATCACAGCCTCCACGGCGAGGTCCCACGAGACGCCGCTGCATGGGGGCGCCGAACAGGTCACGCACCACACGCTCGACGTCCAAGATCACGTCGCCATCCTGTGCGTCGCAACACACGCTCAGCGTTCCACCGGCTCCCGCTGACACGTGCGGGCCACGAGACATCGCATAGGAGCCATCCCCCATGAAGTAGCCGAGAAACCGACCCCAGGTCGCCGTGACGGTCAATGTCGTCTGCGTCGACGGCACGTCTGACCACGACAGCGTCTCTTCGCGTTCCGCGAACCTGGGCGGGCGCAGTTCGACCCGAGACCCAAGGCTCGAGGCCGCGTCAACCCATCCGCCTGAAGCCGTGGCGATCAGATGTTCGGGTGTGGCGACGATTTCGTATCCGAGCGATGTTCTGACGAGGAGTGTCTCGCTCAGTCCTTGCGGGAGCCAGCCCAGGATGCGCCCGGATTCGGTGGTCTTTTCGCTCTCCGCATCGCGCAGACGCACCATCCCGTGATCGGTGGAAATCCTCGTGTCGCCGGAAAGACAGCACGCATATTCCTGCTCGAAGAGCGCGACGTTCGTCTTGTACTCCGCTCGCTTCTGGCGGCGCCACGCGATGTTCCCGAGGCTCATGCCGTACTGCTTCATGAGGTCGCGCTCCTCGGCGGTCGGCTGGAACTCGCGCCGCACCGGGGCCGTGTAGTCCTCGTGCATGAAGTACGGGACGAAGCTGAACTCGTAGCCGTTCTCCCCGGCCTGCGCCGCCTCGCAGAAATCCTTGAACCAGTCGCCGCCGTACCGCGAGGTCGATTCCAGGACGACGAGGGAGTAGTCCTCGCCCTTCGCCTCCGAGATGGACGGGAAGAGGCTCGCCTGGATCTCGTGGGCGTTCTTGTAGCGCGCCACCTCCGTCAGGTGGACGACGTGGTTCATCTGCGAGGCGCCGACGTTCAGGTTCAGCGCGTGCGCGGCGAGGATCTTGGAATTGCGGTTCTTGAACTCGATGCGGCTCTTGGAGCGCGTCTTCAGCGTCGGGCGGAGCGGCACCGGCAAGGAATCGTAGTAGGTGGGATACACGTCGAACAGCTCGTAGCTGTTCGGCTCGTCGTAGTTGACCATGAAGGCGTTGCGGTTGTTCCGGAACGCCGTCTGGTGGAAGACGTGCCGGGAGACCTCGGTGCTGGCGCCACACTGCCGAATCTTTCCCCAGCACTGCCGAATCCGGCCCGTCCGCTTCCACTGGTCCTGCATCTTCTCGTGCAGGAAGCGCTGGACGCGGTTCGGCTTCAGGTTCGGGAAGCCGATGACCGTCTTGCTCTTGATCCGGAGATAGTGCGAGGAGAGGTAATCGACGTCCTGCTCGCAGCGGGCCATCTCGCGGGCCCACCGGAGCTTCTCGGCGTCGATGCGGGTCTCGAGCGGGGGGATCACCGCCACGGCCGCACCGTCGGGATGCGTGACATCTCGTCCTCCTCGGTCGCCACGACATCCTCCGGCTCCTCGCCCAGCAGGCTCCGGTCCACCGCCACCTCGACGCCGGCCTGCCGCCGCACCTCGTCCCGCAGCGCCAGCATCACGCGCGTCAGATGCCGCGTCCGCTCCCGATCCTGCGCCACCAGCAGGCCGAGGACGAACAGCCCGAACGCCTCGGCGATCACGAAGAGGGCGAGGATCGACAGGAGGGTGTCCATCAGGCGGCGCCGTGGCAGGGACAGGCGCAGCGCGGCTCGCACCGGCGCGTCACGAGGCTCTCGTCGTCGATACGCCAGCACTCGCGGCAGATGCGGCGCGGCGAGGCCGCCTCAGCCACGGGTCATCTTCCGCGCCCGCGACCGCTGCTGGCTCCGCGTCGGCCGGCGCGTCGTCTGGCGCCCCGGACCCTTCATCCCTTTCGGCGGCTTCATGGACATGCCCTTCGGCATCTTCGGCATCGCGTGGTCCTCGTGCATCATGGCCGCTCCTTCTCTCCGGCACCCGGGGTGCCCCCCACGAAGTCCTTGCCGTAGATCTCGATGGAGCCGCACGTCTCGCACTTGAAATGCCAGACCATCGACTCCTCCCTGGACACCTTCAACTCGCTCCGGCACGCCTCGCAGAGCCGCACGCGCTTCGAGGACGGCGGCACGAGCGCGAACGCCTCCTTCAACCGCGCCCGGAGCACGGGCCAGACGTGCGGGTGGAGACTCGTGTAGCTCGGCGGCTCCTCGCCCTCGCCGTCCGTCCGGGCGGCCGGGCGGCCGTCCGGGAGCACCACGCGGTGGGCCTGGTCGGCCTGCCGCCACGCCTGGAGGAACTCCCGCCAGGTGCAGCAGAAGACCAGGGAGCGGTCGGGGAGCCGCTCGATCAGCACGGCAACCATCCGATCTCCGACTGAAACCCTGCGGCCGCCTTGTGCCCTCCCCCACCATACCGCTTGCACAACTCCGACACGTCGAACTCGCCACGACTCCGAAATCCCCACTGGCGCTGGTCGGCCCGGTCGAAGTAGTAGCCGCCCGCGGGGGCGTCCGGGAACCGCTCACAGAGGTACTCGCCGATCTCGGAGAAGTCCCAAGAGGTGTTGACAACCGGGAGCGTGACCTGATCACCGACGCCGCCCGAGAAGATGAGCCACCGTGCGTGCTCGCAGACCTTCGCCACGCGAGCACGCTTGGCGCGGAGCATCGCAGACCCGCACTCAACGGCAGTCTGGAAGGCCACACCGCCGCGCGGGTCGAGAGCCCCGAGCTGACTGGCGAGACGGTCCCAATTCGCAAACAAGTAGGACCAGGAGAACACGTACTCGCTCACCTCTCGGCTCGACGTCAGTTGCCATCGCCACAGGTCACGATCCTCGACGTAGGCGATGAGGGCCGGCCGAACGCGCCCGGGGTGAAACGCATCCCACGCGATCCCCGCCCCGCTGCGCTCCATGTCGAACACCACTCCTCCGCGCTCCCATCCGACGAGGTCGGCCTGGGCGGTTTTGTGATGATCATACACCTCGACGGAGGCTGCCACGTCGGCCAGCGCGTCGAGTGCGGCGCGCGGATACGAGAAGTCCACGAGGATCACACGGCGCCCCGCCGCGTCGTCCAGCGGCGGCGCCTCGCCGTAGTTGACGGCGCGATACTCCGCCTGATCGCCGAGGGCCTTCCAGACCGCCCACGCGGCGGTGAAGCCGTCGGGGCAGTTGCCGTGATAGAGGACGAGGGGGCTCATGCCTTCGCGGCCCACTCGTTCAGCGCGTCAGCCATCTGCCGAGCTTCTCGTGGAGACATCCCGAGCCACGCAATCGGCTTGCCAAAGGCGAGAATCACTTTCCCGGCCTGCGTCGTCACCGCGAGACGCAACTCGCCTTCGTCATCGGGCGTCATCGCGCCTTGAGGATACTGGCCCGTTTCGCCGAGAGGCAACCCGACACGGCTCGTCTGCTCTGTGAGTGTGCGGATCGTCGCCTTGAGTTGGTCCGCCCGCCTCGCCTGTTCGGCTTGCTCGCCGACATCCTTGAACCAGTGCTCACCATGATGTGGCAGGTCCTGCATGATGTCCTCCTCGTTATCCTCGCACGAAAAAGAGAACCACTGCTACGCCGCTTGCCGCTCCACGCGCTGCAAGGGCGTGCCGCAGAAGCCGCACGCCTCGCGGTCCCAGGCGGCATCGCCCCCCGGGCGGCTATCCGCCCAGCACCGTGTCGACCCGCACTTCGGACACCTATAGAACCATAACAACACGCCCATTGGCGCTCCTCCTGGACCACCGAACGCGGCCCATTCTTGCGATGCGGGCATTCACCGTAACACCCCTTGGCCATGTTGCAGTTATGGCAGAGCAGTCAGCGTCCTTTCCAGACCGGCGGGCGCTGCTCCCGGAAGGCCCGGAGGCCCTCGGCGGCGTCCTCGGTCCTGAGCACATCCTTGAGGATGTCCGTGGCCACGCGATACGCCGTCAGCGGGCGGAGCGGCGTCGTGTCGACCACGGCGAGCTTGACGGCCTGCACCGCGAGCGGAGCGTTCGAGGCGATCACGCGGGCCAACCGCTGCGCCTCGGCGAGCACCGCGAGGCCTTCACGCACGACTTCGATGACGCCGAGTCGGGAGAGCGTGCCCGCCATGACGGGCTCCCCCGTCAACAGGGCGCGCATCGCGGTGTGGCGCGGCACGAGCCTCGCGAACACCGTTGGGCCGCTCACGGAGCCGATGCCGCGGCGCACCTGGGGCCACCCGAAGGTCGCGAAGACCGACGCGAGCACCACGTCGCACCCGAGCGCCAACGCCGTGCCCTGCGCGTAGCAGATCCCCTCCACGGCGGCCACCAGCGGCTTGGTGAGCTGCGCCTGGATCGCGTAGAGATCGGCGAAGGTCGGCCAGGCGTCGGTGAAGTCCTCGGTCAGATCGTGGCCCGACGAGAACACGCCGCCGGCCCCCGTGAGCACCGCGCACCAGACCTCGGGGTCGTCCTGGATCGACGCGAACGCCCCCGCGAGCTGTTGGCACATCGCGTGATTCACGGCGTTCTTCTTCTCGGGGCGGTTGAGCGTCAGCGTGGCGACGTGCCCCTCGACATCGTACAGGATCTCAGCCACGCGCCGGCACCCCCATCACGCGCGCGTAGGGTGGCACGTCCTGCGTCACCACGGCGCCGGCGGCGATCACGGCGCCCTGGCCGATCCGGACCCCCGGCAGCAGGATCGCCCCGGCCCCGATCACGACGTCGCGCGCGATGACGGGCGGGCGGCGGACGTAGTGCGGATTCCCCACCCGAGGCGCCGGGTCGTTGGCGGTGAGCACGCCGGGCCCGATGAACACGTCGTCGCCAACGATGAGGTCCTGGCACAGCAGCGCGAAGGTCTGGACGCGCACCCGGTCCCCGAGGCGCGCCCGCTCGGCGACCGAGACCCCGTGGCCGATCGCGCACTGCGCGCCGGTCACGACGTCGGCCCGCACGTAGGCGTAGGGCCAGACGAGCGTGCCCTCGCCCAGGACCACGGTGGGATGCACGAGGGCCAGGCGGTGGACCTTGCCGCCCGTCCAGCCCTCGAAGTCGTCGTGCGGGGAGGCGATCATGGCGCCGGCGCTCCGGAGGCCGCGGCCGGCGCCCCGTCCATCGGCGCCAGCCTGATCCGCACGCCGTCGGCGTCGATCGCCACCCACCACATCCCGGCCTCGTCCCGCTCGGGCCAGACCGTCATCGGCGTCTGGTGGCCCAGCGTCACGTCCAGGTCCACGTAGATTGGGATGGAGGCCGCGCGGAGCTTGGCGCAGAAGTGCAGGTCCTCGCCCAGGACATCCGTCGAGCCTTGCCCCAGCTCGAACCAGGGATCGGCGATCGCCTCCACAACGCGGCGCCGCACGAGCATTCCCGCCGTCGAGCAGGCGTACACCTCGAGGAGTCCCCGGGACGCGGCGAGGCCCTCCATCGTGTACCGCTCCAAGAAGTGCTCGCGCTCCCCCGGCCCGCGGTAGACGACCGGCTGGAAGGGGGGCTTCCGCTTGAGACAGAGCGGCGCCACCACGTCCACCTGGTGGTCGAGCAGCCGCGTCAGGATGTCAGGGAGGAACACATGGTCGTCCCCCATCGACCAGACCCACTGGGCGCCGCTCGTGAGGAAGGCGCGGTACGCCTGGTTCTTGTTGCGGGCGACCGAGGTGCCCTTGACCGGGAGGATGCCGGTGCCGGGCGGGCGCTGGAGCGCGAGGACCGAGACCCAGAAGTCGGTGTAGCGGGTGAGGTCGCCCAGCGGGAGCACGATCATGCCGGGCGGGTGGACGGCGCCCGCGCTACTCAACGCGCCGGGCCTCCCCCGCGTAGATCGGCGGCAACTGCTCGAAGGCTTGGTCGAGCGCCGCCCGCACCTCTGCCGGCAAGGCGTTCCAGTCCGGCAGGTCCTCCTGCGAGGCAATGGTCACGTCCAGCCGCGTCGTCTTGCCCACCACCAGCTCGGTCACGCGCCTCAATTCCTCGACGAAGCGGTGCGTCGCCCACGCCGCCGTGAAGACATCGTCCTGAGCTTCCGCCTTGCCTGCGAGACGGCGAAGCTCGTTGGTGCCCCAGTAGAGGTTGGCGATGACGTCGTTGGCATGCAGGCGCAGCGTCTGTCGTGGGGCAGTAGAAAAGGGTCCCACGGGGAGGGCGGGTGCTTGCGCTTCTGATGGCGGTGGTCGGCGTGATAGGCCCGCGCCAGCCGGCGCCACCGCAAGGCCTCCACCACCGTCGCCGGGAGAATCCACCACTGGTGCCCGAACCGCATCGCCGGGTTCGCCGGATGCGGGGCCGACAGGAACAGCATCTTCTGCCCGAGGTCCGCCCGCTCGCACACGTTGCGCAGCTCGTCGATGGTGTACCCGGCCAGGGCGGCCACCGTCGCGCGGTTGAGCCAGCCGTTCGGCGTCAGCCGCGCCGACCACGCCCCGGGCCGCGCCGACCACGCCCCGGGCCGCGCGGTCACGCGCCCGCCGCCGCGCCGTGGCGGCCTTCCGACGACACCGCCTCGAGCACCGCACGCGCAGCGGATGGGCGTCGAACGGCAGCGGCTGGTGGCATTCCAGGCACCGCCGCACCTCCCGCAGATCGCTCACGCCGCCGGGCCATGCCAGCGCGTCCTCGCCGCCCGCCGGGCGCGGTCCCGGACCCCCGCGGACGGCGCCATCGGCCGGGCGCGCGCGGGCATCGCCGGCAAACAGAAGACACACAGCTCCCGCCGGTGGCGGCGACACTGTCGCAGCGCCTGCCGGCTCCGGCGGAACTCCTCGATGGACACCACGGCCAGGACCACCCCCTGGGCGTCCATCAGCGTCACCGGGCTCGGGCTCTGGTCGTCCATGATCCGGTCACGATGGTGGCGCGGGCCGGAGTCGAACCGGCTTGGTGGAGGGTATGAGCCTCCCGCTGGAGCCGTTCCAGTCCACCGCGCGGTGTCATCATGGGCAGGATGCTCCAGCGATCGGGTCCGACGGCCGGCCCATCACGCCCGCCTCCGCCAGCTCCTGCCGCAGGCTCAGCATCGCCTGCTCGAAGGTCCAGTACATCGTTTCGAGGTCCGTCGCGTCCGGATAGGTCCATGCGACGTACCACCGCGGCATCTCCGTGCCGAGCGGCTGGCCCTCAGCCACCGGGTCCGTGACCAAGATCAGGCGCGTGGGCATGTCACGCCGCCCGGTTCGCGCGACGGGATGCCCGCGCCATCCGGGTGCGCGTCGCGCGCGCTCGCCGGTACTTCCGCATCCGCGTCGCGGACTCGTACCATGGCTCGCCGGCCTGATAGCCCCCCTCCGGAGTCTCAGGAGCGTGCGCCGCCGGGTGAGCGGCCGCCCGACCCATGAGACGCGACAGCGCCCGAAGCATCCCCGCAGAGAACGGTCCCGTCATGCGCGGCTCCGCCCCGCCAGCAGGTCGTTGATCCGCCGGTTCTGCTCGGCCCACTCCGCGTCCGACGGGGCCATGTTCAGCCGCCCCCACGCCGCAGCGTCCGCCACCGGCAGCGGGATCGCCCCCTCCACCCCGTGATCCGACACCGGCAGGTCCTCCTCGGCATGCTCGTGCGGCAACGCGGGGTCGCAGCACGCCTGCCCCCGGCAAGTCCTCGGCGCCTCCTCACCGCGTCGCTCACGCGACCATCGACCGTGCGGATCTCCGTGCGCCATCCTGTGCCCCCCCGGACTGTGGCGACATCCTGCCACATCCCCCCCCCACGTCAACAGCATTCCCTCAAAATTTCTGCGGGAAAAATCTGGAAGGCGTCGCGCAGGCGGGCCGGCATTTCCCCCGCCGCGCGCGGTTTGTGATCCGTCCGTTCGCCCTGCACTTGTGCCGGCGCCCCCGCCGTCCACCAGCCAGCCCGTGGACGACCGAGGCGCGCCCGGCTCGCCCACCCGCGCCCAGCCCCCCGCGCCCGGCCGACCCCGTGGCGCCCCCGTGCGGTGGGCCCCACCCGTCCTCCGGGTCGCTCCCACCCGTCCTCCGGACCCCCGGCTCGACGCCACACCCAGACCCCGCCCGGACGCCCCCGCCGTCCACCGGGTCAGTCCCCCCCCCGCCGTCCACCGGGTCAGTCCCGACTCAGCCCATGAGGCATCCGGCCTAGAATTCACCCGGCATCCGGCGCACGCCGCAGCGCGACCGACTGATTGACGCCGAGCAGGGTCCTGGGCTAGCATCCATCGTGCCAGGAGCAGCGCGTCAAACGCTCAGTGAGGGGACACACCTGTCAAGGATTTTCTTTCACTGCTGGGACAACAGGATACGGCTGAGGCGACTGGGGAGTGGAGCGGAGGTCGTGCTACTGGGGGACTACGTCACCGCGAGGCACGCGGAGGGGTCGAGAGAGGATGAGAGACGATCACCCCATCCCCTGAGGGACAGCGGGAGTGAGTGATCGCCTTCAGGGCGGGCGGATCAGGGCAGGAGGTCGGAGAGGGCGGCGTCGGGGTCGTCGGCGGCGGCGAGGTCGAGGCGGGCGGGGTCGGCCTGGGGCCGACGGGTCGCCACGGCGAAGTCGTCGCGGTGGGGACCACGGGTCCGGGCCTCCTGGCCGCACCCGAGGCACAAGACCCCGAGGCGCCACCCGTCATCCGGATCCCACCACCGGACAGCCTGCGGCAGGAGCGGGGAGGTCCCCTCGGGGGCCGTCTCGCCGCAGAGCCCGCACGAGCCGAGGCCCCCCCAGCGCTCCCCAGGCCGACCGATCAGCGTCAGCCCGCGGCCCGGGTCATGCCTCAGCATCGCCCACCTCCTGCGCCACGTCGCGATGCAGCCAGGAACCTCCACCCAGAGGCGGCGGCGCGGATCGCGTCCATGGCTAGCGTGCCTCACCGGGGTGCGGCACCGCCGCGTGGTGCGTGCCCCAGTCAGCAGCGAGGATGTAGCGCCGGCACGACCCGCAGCGGATCAGGCAGGCCGCCCCGTACCGCTGGTTGGGGTGATGAGCGCGCACCGGGTGATGGCACGCGTCGCAGGTGTCCTCATCGGTTCGCCGCTTCGTATTCAACACTTGCTCCACCCAACTTCCTCGCCGATGAGTTCTTCGACAAGGAAGCTGTAACCAGACCGAACTCTCTCCTCGGCCTGTCGAGCCTCGTGAACGTCGGGGCCGTCGTACAGCACGACCCCGGCGCGGTCGTCGCACCGGCAACCCTCGTCGATGCACGACTCGACTGCGCGGAACCGTCGTGTCTTTTTCATCCCTTTACCTCCCCAGCCAACCACGGGTCCGGGTCACGGTCATGACGGCATCGCCTCGGCCCGCAGCTGGGGCCAGTGACACAGCCACCCAGTCGAGTGCCTCGGGTGGACGCGCAGCGTGTCCCAGATCGCCGGCGCCCCGCAGCACACCTCGCAGCAGCACCGCCCGCCAGCCGCCCGCCGGAGCTCCTGCGGCAGGGCGATCGCCAACCCGCCGTCTTCGCACAGGAAGAACCCCTCGAGCCCAGGCACGGGCAGCGGCCCAGCCGCGCCAGGCGCGCCGAACAGACCCGCGGCCCTCACGACCGCACCCCGGCGTCCTCGCCCACCCAGAACGCCCCGGCGACCACCTGCCGATCGGTCACCGGGTCCGCCCGATGGCCGCACACGAGCCGCACCCGCACCCGGCCGCCCCAGTCACGCCGGCGCCGCGGTCGGCCCTGGCCGTCCACCTCCGGAGGCATGTCCTGATCGCACTGCCGGCAGTGATACCGTTCGAGCCGTGCTCCATGGTCCATCGTCCACCTCCAGCGTTGAGCGTTGACCGCATGCCCATCACCACAGCCCCACCGCCGCGAGCCCGGCCGCCGCCACGGCCGCCCAGGCGACCGCACAGCCCAGGGCCAGCAGGGCCCGTTGCAGCTCGCGCCACCAGGAGCGCCTCACACCTCCACCAGCGCGCGGTAGGACGCCCCGAGGCAAGCGCGGAGCTTCGCGGTCTGCGCGACAACCGCCCGATAGGTCCGCTCGGCCTGGCGCGAGTCCGCATCCCAGCCCATCTCCCGCGCCCACGCTTCGAATCCGCCCGTGCTCTCCAGCGATTCCGCGTCCGAGCGGAGACATCCGAGCACCTCGGCCAGGGTCGGCTCCTGGCCCCCGTGGCCGACGCCCTTCGTGAAGATGAACCGCATCGTCCGCTTGCGATCCGGACCCCGCAACTCGACGCGCCAGTGGTTTCCGGACGCCTGAGGCATCGCGGGGTTGCTCGGCGCCCCACCGAGCACCCGCAGGGTCACCCTTTCCGCGCTGGCCTTGGCCTCCGCTTGCCCAGCCGCACCCCGCGAACCTGGCAGCCGCCGCAGATCCAGCACGAACGCCTCGACATCCGGCGGGAGCGGTTCGGTCAGCCACGCCGAGCCGAGCCGATAGCCGCAGTCCTGGCACGCCGCGCCTGGATGCGTCGTGTAGGTCTCCCCGCGCCCCCGTTGATGCGCGCACGCGGCCCGCATCCCGTTCAGATGCCACCGCTCCCAGAGCTCGAGCAACCGCCAGAGGTCCGCCCGCGTCAGCCCAGGGCCCGGCGACGACCCCTCCTGCACGAGGCGACGCAGCGCGTCCACGCACTGGCCGCCGTGCAGATGACGACCGCGCGCGTCGTACACCTCGCCGCAGATCGACACCTCCAGCCGCCCCGGCAGGGGCACCAGCCCGTTGACCGTCTGCCCGTTCGCGTTCGTCACCGGGCCCCACGTCCGGCCGTCACCCTGCCGCAACTCCACCGTCAACGCGAGGATCTCGCCCCGCGTCGACCCCGCCACAAACGTATGCGAGAACGTCACCGCCTCTGTCATCGCTCCTACCTCCACCGTTAGACGTCCAGCCCGCCCGCTTGCTGAATCACCACGAACCGCCGGCACCGCCGCACCCACGGCTCGCGCCAGAACGCGCGCCCAGTCGGCGAATAGCCCGCCTCCGACGTCGCGGGCGCCACCCACTCATCGAAGACCTTGCGGAACACCGGCCGCGCCGGTCGTGGAATCACCACGTACCGGATCCAGGACTCACCGCCCGAGAACCGATGCACCGACACCGAGACGAACTCCGCGCCGCCCCACGCCTCGAGCCGACGCGACACCACCCGATCCGGCGTCGCGGTCTCAACCCAGCCGTTCATGGCTCCACCCGCACCCGGCGATGCGACACCGGGTCCCGGTACTCAGCCGCCACGATCCGGTGCGGCACTGGGCCCCGGAGCGGCGGCGCCCCGAGGAAGGCGGCGAGGCGCGCCCACGTCTTGACCGACAACGAGCGCCGCGCCCGCACGAACCCCTCGCGGAACGCCTCAGCGCGGGTCATCGGTCGTCCCCACCTTCCGGACCTGCACCACCACCCCGATTGACGTGCCGCCATCCGCTCGCCGACGCGCCTCGGCGGCGGTCTCCGCGTCGATGTAGCGCACCTGTGTCATCCCGTAGGCCTTCAGCGTCACTGCCCACGTCGTCATCACGCGCCTCCCTTCGCCAGCCGGGCCAGGGTTCCACGCAGCGCGAACGCCGCCTCGGGATCTCCGGCGAGAATCCGCCGCACGAACCCCGCGCGGTCAGCCTCCGACATCCGCATCCGCGCCACCACCGCCCGCACCTCGGACTCCGTCATCGCCAATCCGACCTCCGCTTCGCTCGGGAACAGCTCCATCATCGACCCCCAGTCTGACGAGTGAGCACCACACGCACGACGCTCCGATCAGCACCCGCAACGCCATGGGCGCGCCGTCCTGATAGCGCACTGCGATGATCCGTAGCGTCATACGACAGTACGAAAGTGCAGACAGCGTGCCACCTAACATGTTAGCTGACCGAGCGGACCAAACATCATGCGATCCGGGTAATTACGCTGTGGGCAGTCCTCGACCAGTGACGCTCGCCGTCACTTCGGTGTCGAATCGCCTGCCACAACGGCACCGCCACTCCTCCGCAACCACTCGGCCATCAGCGCGGCGTCGGCGCGCCCGTCGTCTCGGCGCCGGCGAAACACATCGACCGATGCCGGCCAGAGCTGGAGGGCCCGCAGTCGGCTCGCGTCCTTGTCCCGGCCCATACCGTCGAGCAGCGCGCCGCGCCATCGCTGGGGCGCTACCAGGCTCAGGGGCAGCCCTAACCCCGCGATGATGCCGCGCCACAACCCGACGCCGACCCCGAACGTGAACGAGCTTCGCACGCCTTGTGCCGGCATCGAATGGACGTGCTCCAGGGCCACGCCCGCTACCATCCAGCGCTCGGCGACGCAGCCCAACACCCGCGCCATCATCGCGTCGGCGTACTCCCGCCGACGTGCGCCGCGGCGCTCCACCTCGAGCGTCGGCGTATCGCACCAGTCCAAGAGACCACCTCCGGCACACACAACCGCGACAGCGCCGTCAAGCCCTGGGTCGATCCCCACGTACACCGCCACCCGCCCCACGCCGTCGCTCATGTCCGCCCTCCCGTGTCCACCGACTCTATCCTGCGACGGCGGGGCTTGACGGTCGCCCGGAAGGTCGGCGCCTGGAGCCGAGCGACCAGGCCCCGCGCCCACCCTGGCCGCGCCCGCTCCGCCAGGCCGTGCTCAGCCCCCGCGATCACCCCGAGGATCTCCGCGGTCTCCCGGCGGATACGCGCTGCGTCATAGCCCATCGGCCAGCCCTCGCCCGCCGCCCAGTCCAGGGTTCGCGCCAGCTCCACGGCCTCGTCGAGGGTCATCGCATCGCCGCCAGGAGGGCCCTGGACGGGCTAGGATCGACGATCGCCCCCGGGTCCCTATCCTGAGACATCCCAGTCCTCGAACCGCCCGCAGTCGGCGTGGAACCGGAGCTTGACCCGGCCGGTGCCGCCCTCGCTGTGCTTGGCGACGTGGACCTCGTAGGCTTCCCGGTCGTGCTCGGTGTCGAGCTTCCAGGCCCAGAACAGGAGCCACACCTGGCGCGCCGTCTGCTCGAGAAACGCGCTATCGCGCAAGTCCCCCAGCACCGGCGGCCGGACCTTGCGCTGCGCCTCCCGGTCCCGTGCCAGTTGGGCATTGACCCAGAGGACCTTGCCGTCCCGCAGGGCAATGTGCGCCAGCCGATCCATCACCCTGCCGATGCCGTAGGTCCGGAGTTCGTCTTTGTCCTGCTTGCGGATCTCGACCTTCTGGATGTGATCCAGCATCACCACGTCGGCGCGGCTCTTCGACACGGCCCCGATCACGGCGCGCTCGTCGCTCGTCCTGAGGGTCTCCACGGTCGTGACCGTGATCGGCAGGTCCTGGAGCTCGCGCACCGCGTCCTCGGAACGCTCGAACTCCACCTGGTGCAGCTGGCCCGTCCGGAGCTTGTAGAGCGACACGCCCGAGATGTTCGACACGGCCCGGCGCGTCGCGGCCTCGGAGGACTCCTCGAGCGACAGCACCTCGACCGTGCGGCCAGCCCGGGCGAACTCGATGGCCCGATCCCAGCTATAGGCCGTTTTCCCGATCGAGGTGAAACCACCCACCACGAGCAGCTGGCCCCGGGTGATACCGCCCGTCAGGGTGTCGAGGTCCCGCAGGCCCGAGCGCACCGTGCCGCGTTGCCAGCTCTCCACGACGTCGCGCCACGCCACGGCGGCGTCGAAGGCCTCGCCCGTGCGCCGGCGGGCCAGTCGTTCGAGGCTGGCCAAGCCGCGGCCGATCAGCTCGTCGGCGCCGTCGTGCGCGTCGTAGGCGTCGGCCACGAGGCGCGTCATCTGCTGGATCAGCTCGCGGAGCTTCCCGGCGTTGACCACCAAGCCCAGGTAGCTGTCCAGGTAGGACGCGATGCTCCCCGCCTCCACGAGGCCAGCGAGCGCCGCCGGGCCTCCCACGGCGTCGAGGTCGCCCGCCCGCCGGAGCTCGGCCGAGACCGTGAGCACGTCGACGGCGTGGTCGGCGTCGTGGAGGCGGCGCATGGCGGCGAACGTCGCGCGGTGGGCCTCGACGTAGAAGTCCGTCACGACCAGCGGCCACAGCGCGACGCGGTCCAGGGCGGCCCGGCCCTCCAGGAGGATCGCGCCGAGGATCGCCTGCTCGGCGGGCAGGTCGTGGGGCGGCAGGCGCGTCATCGCACGTCGAAGTCTCGCATCAGCTTGAGCAGGTGCGTGCGGCGTAATCCGAGCGCCGCGGCCGTCCGCGTCCGGTTGCCGCGCTGGCGCCGCAGCTCGCGAGCGATCCGCGCGCTCGCCCAGGCGCGGCGTTCGCGGTAGAACAGCCCGCGGCAGCGTCCTTGGTGTCCGTCGATCTTGCCGCACGCGCAGAACGCACGTCCCGTGCGCTCAGCCACGCGGGGCCTCTTCATCGGGTTCTGTCTCGACCAACGCGCCACCGCGCGCGCGCCGCAACCGCGCGATGGCCTGGTAGAGCAACTCGCTCACGTCGGCGATCGCTCTGATGAGCGGGTGCCAGGGATCAGCCATCACGCACCCCCATGCAGAGCGCAATCTTGATATCGGCCAGCGTGGTCACAATCGCGCTCGCCATGCCGTACATCAACTCGGGCGTGTCGTACTCGGGGATGTAAATGACAAGGACCTTGCCGGCGCCCGCCGCCCATCCCGCTTCGAGATGGGCGCTTCGGCCGCACGGCAAGACGAGCACGCAGGCGTCGCACCAGCGTCGGTCATAGCATCTCGTATGTCTCGGCAAAGATGGCGGGCTTGCAGGGATAGAACTCTCCCGCCACGCCTCGGATGATCCAGTCGCCGACATCGGCCTCCAGTCGCCTGTTCTCCAGTGTCCGCACGTAGAGGGTGCCGTCCTCCAGGGAGACGGCGTTACCAGCGAACTCACCGACAGCCTCGTGATTGGCCCCGTCGTATTGGATTGCGTCGATTACGACCGGCTTCTTGCGAAACTTCATGGCGTCTCCTCCTGTGCGCGGATCGCGGCGTCTATTTCATCGTCGGCTTGTTCCTCGTGAAGCATGCGAATTAACGCAGCGCGCCCAGTTCGACCGACGCGAACCGAAAGAATGCTGCTGTCTTCCAATGGGAACGTAAATTTCCATTCCGTGTCGTCAGCGACCGGCACTCGACCATTTGCGGCCGGGTGATCGTGTGTTTTGAACTCCCGCTGCGCCCGCCCCTGAGCCGCACGGCGTTCCCAGGACTCTATGGCCTCGGCGACGGCTGTCTCGCATGAGACGCAGGGCTCGGCGCCGTCGTGACGCCGCTCCCCGCAGCAATGGCAGAGGGGACAAGCCGAGGTTGCGCCATCCTTTCGCGCCTCGGCGACGAGGGTGGTGAACGTCGGTAGAAGGATCGTGTCCTGTATCCAGACCGCATACGCCTCGCACGCCGCGCGTTCGCTGAGCCGGATCACTGTGGAGCGCTGCGCGCCGCAGACCAGCACGACGCGCCACCACTTCCCGTCGGGCTCGATTGCGACGATCTCTCCCGCCCGCGCCCGCAGCCCGTCCTGGGTCAGGTCAGGCATGGCGTCTCTCCCACCGTGCCACTCATGGTGGCTCCAGAGAGTCGGTCATCGACTCGTTGTCCTGCCCCGCACCTCACGCAGATCACCAGGTCGACGATGCCGAGCATCTGACGCGCGATGCCTGATGCCGGAAGGGACGCGCCACACTCGAAGCAAGGGCTACGGACAATCATGTCTCCTCCTGCGCTCGGATCATGGTCGCTCGACTCCGCTTCCCTTCAGCTCTCCCTCGATCCAGTCGAGCCGTCTCACCACCTCGGTCCGGTGGCGCCACCATGCGGCCCAGAGCTTCCGCATCACCCACGGGAGCGACTCCCAGGAAATGTGGAGGTGAACAACCTGTGTGTATCCAGACTCTTTCGGGTTGCCGTGCAGGGTCAGCACAACGCGATTCGAGAGCACTTGGCAGTCGCGGTCGTCGGCTTCCGCGTGGAACAGATTCAGCACGCGCTGCTTGCTCATTCCGCTCCTCCGATCGCCCGCACGCGCTTGAGCACGATCTCCAGCTGCTCGGCCAGATGCTCGCGCCATTCGCGCGTGACCATCGGATCGCACGCGCTCGGGTCCACGTAGAGCCGCAACGCGCCGACCACCTCCAGGACGTCTTTCTCCGCGAGCCTCGCCAGCTCCGCGCGGATCGTCGCGTCGGTCATCCGTCACACTCCACGCACCGATACCGCGTCCCGCGCACGATCACCAGCGACGCGGCGCGGTGGCAGTCCTGGCAGGTGACGTATAGCGCTCCCACGAACACGACGGCGCTCCCGTCATCGCGGACCGCGACGAAGGGCGACTCGCGGATCTCGCGGGGCAGGGGCGGCGCGGCCTGGGCGCGGCAGGTCATTGCGGCGCCTCCCACTCAAGCGTCCCTTTGGCTTCGCGGAGCCCGTAGCAGTCAAGACACATCGTGTCGGGGTCCGTCTGCGCGTCGTGGCCGTGGTGCCCCAACTCGCTGAGCAACACTTCGTAGTTGTGAACCAGCGCGCGCAGGCTCGACGACAGGTCGGCGGCACGACGGAACCAGAGGCTCCGCTCTTTGTCTTGTCGCCCGGCCAACGTCCGAAATGTCTCAGCGGTCCGCTCGGCGTCTCGCAGCCTCGCGCGAAGATGGGCAATACGCTCA